TATTTTCCAGGTATGGATAATGCATATTATCATCAATCACCAGGCGTGTCTTCATCTACCTTAAGGAGGTTTAGACAATCGCAGTTACATGCTATGCAAGAGGTGGTAGAGCCTACACCTGCTATGCAGTTTGGTTCTGCCGCCCACTCTCTTATTGTAGAGGGCGAGAACGCATTTAATAATGAGGTCGCAGTTATATCTGGATCTCCGTACACAAATGCAAACAAACAACTAAAACGTGATTACGAAGATAGAGGTATGTTAGTGATCACACAAGAAAAAAGGGACATTTTGTTTCAGATGAAGGACAACCTTATTGAAGAAGCAAGAAAGTTCCTTGACGTTGATCAGGGCGAGTATCCTGGAGTTTTTACCAAGCCATACGAAAACTCCTTGTACTGGTGGGAGCAAGATGTACTCCTCAAGCTAAGGTCTGATGTTATCAGACACCCAGTAGTGCAACCCTATTCAGATGAATCTATTGTAGTTATTGATTACAAGACTACAAGTGATTGCTCCGTATCTGGATTTACTCGCTCTATCAGACGTTATCAATATGACTTACAGGCCGCTTTTTATAGAAGAGGTTATCAAAAAGCTGGTTTTAAAGTAGAAGACTTCTTGTTTGTTGCACAAGAAACAAAACATCCCTTTGCAACAAAAATATTCAAAATGAATGACGAGGATATGGATAGGGGATGGGAACAACTAGAAAAAACGCTTGGAGATTATAAGGCCGTTAGGGACGGGGAAAGACCTACGATCTATAACACTCCAAGCATAGTTGAGGTTATGTTGGGATATGAGTTTGAGTAATAAAAAAATGACATTAAAAAAAGAATTGAGTCTTTTTGCTCAAGGTATAGAAGACTTTGTTTTTAGTAAAAAAAATTATTATAAGTATAAAAAATATGATGCCTACATAGAGGGTTATCATCACGCAGCTTTATTCCTTGATGGCCATAGGTGGTATTTTAAAAACTTGGAGAAACAAAATGACACCTGAAGAAATAACTATTCAAGAAATGGAAAAAGCTATAGATATTTTTAAAAAAGAATATAGAGACTACAAAAACTCACTTAGTTCTATATTTGCTAAAGAGTGTGAAAGAGTGACTTTACAAGAAATTGCAAAAAAATATGATTGTTGGTGGAAAACTTTACATAAGATTGCAAATGAAGAACAAGTAAGTATGAAAACACTAAAAAAAATTTGCGTAAAAATATTGGAGAAACAAAATGACAGATAAATTAAAAATAGAAAAAAATATACCAGTAACACCAGAAAGAAAAAAACATAAAACTCTTGCCGATATTTTAAATAAAATGGATGTTGGAGATTCAATTAAAGCCGACTTTAAAACTATAGAATCATTAAGAGTTTTATCAAGAAAAATTGGTATGAAATGCACAACTAGAAAACTTTTTGATAAAGACAATATGTATAGAATTTGGAGAATAAAATGACTAAAGACACATTTACAGTAGTTATTGAACTTGAAGTACCAAAAGAACTTGACAGATTTGGTATGTCAAGTATTGGGGCTCCGATAGAAGTACATGAATATGTTAAGAAAAAAATAAATGAAAGATTACAAAATAATAATTTAAACTGGCGATATGCTATGGAGAAAAGATGACAGATAACGTAAACCACCCCCCACACTATAAAAAAGGCTCTATTGAGTGTATAGACGCAATAGAAGCAGCTTTATCTTTTACAGAGTTTAAGGGTTATTGTAAGGGTCAAGCATTTAAATATGTTTGGCGAGAAGATCATAAAGATAACAACATAGAAGATATCGATAAAGCTATTTGGTATCTGACTAGGTTAAGAAACAAAATGGTAAACAGATAATGGACATGAGTTTTTATGCTGTAGTCGGTATATTATTGCTTATGCTTTACGCTTTTATTGAAAACAGATGACAGACTTTGACATGATAAAATATTTATATGCTTGTTTAGAGAATGAAAAATCTAAACTTGATCATTTATTAAATGCCGCAGATAGTGTTAATTATGATAGAGACAACCCGATAATAAAACGACAAAAAAAAGTTGTGTTGGATTTAGTTACAAAAATTAGAGAGACAAAGGAAAAGAATGGGGACGTTTGAAGACGTGCATAAATGCGTTATCTGTAAAGGCGATATTGAAGTTAGAAGAAATGTAAACGGTATAGCCTATTGGAATCGTGGTCATAATGCCTGGCCAGTCGCTAAAGGTTATTGTTGTCAAAAATGTGAAGATAAAAAGGTTATACCTAGGCGTAAATTAGAACTTTTATTAAACCAAAAAAAAGGGGCTTAACGCCCCTTAGTTTTATCCCAGATCAGGAGGTACTGCCGCAGGGGGTGGCGACATACCGCCAGTATCAGCAGGTAAATAGCGTAACACCTTATTCTTACTACCAGTCCTTTCATTCCCCTCGTTATCAGTCCAGTTGTTTTCTACTTCTTTCAAAGTAAGTGTTAAATCTTTTCCAACATAATCCTGTGCAGAACTTGGTGGTTGTTTTACAAAACCTACAGCTTTACTAAGTCTAGTAAATATATCTGTAGATATTTGTTTTATATCTTCTCTAGGATCCCACAAGTTATACCACTCGTTATGATCTCTATAATTACCACCTGCTATTTGAAAAGTCATTTTCAAAGTCCAATTACCTTGTTGTGATTTATACTTTTCAGCAGAAATTATTTTTGCTGGATGATCGCCTGAAGGAGCCACACCTGGCCCCATAGGCTTATCATCTGTTTCTACGTATACTACGTCATCAAAATCAGACATTACCGATCTCCTTTACATTATCTGTATTTTTAGCTACGGCTGTAAACCCTAGCTTTTCTATTAATGCAGTAAGATCAGGAACTTCAAAAGCTTCTAACTTACCACTCCTATCCTTTGCAACGTAGCCTTGGCCAACTCTGGTTTGTAACCACCTAGCTTGAACTGCGTTACCCTCTGCGTCTGTATCATCTATAACTCTTAGAGCTAAGACTTCATCAAAGAAGTAAGTAATAGATTGACCTAATTTAGTACCAACCATTTTTGGTTCGTGCATAAATATACCGTCACTATTTACTTTTTCTTCTTTACAAATAAACATGACATGCATTTGTAAATCTCTAAATGCACGCATGACATTTGTTACAGACTCTTGTACTTCTCCGTAAGCTTTACGTGGATCTTTGTGTCTAGCTTTTTCTTGTTGAAGTAATAATTCACTTATCTCTGAAATAGAATCTAAGCAAACTGTATCGTATTGCAACTGACCTGTGTTTAATAGATCATATAGTTGCATTAGTTCTGATGCTTCTTTTACTTCTATAGCATCTACGTTTGTAGCATCTTTAATAGAAAGTAAGCCAGCTTCAGCACTTATTACAAGCACCTTTCCTGGTGCTGTTTTTGCAAGACTAGTTTTACCTGCACCAGCCATACCGTATACTAAAACTTTAGCACCTTGGTTTTGCACTAGTTTTTCAGGTGTGACAATCCTGCTTGTTAAATCGTTACTCATATATACCTCCTGTGATAAAAATATGTAACTTGCATATTATATACTATAATACTACAATAAGTAAAATATTATTTTTGCAAACTGTAAGGAGGCTAAATGGAAAACGCAATAGAAGATTTTGTTTGGATTGCTAACTATTATCATAGAGTAAATTCAATATCCAGACAAGAGCTAAGGAGATTAGAAGAAATGGGTATAGAACCAAAGTACAAAGACAGGAAGGTTGAAAAGATAACCCTATCTTCTTACATACAGTTTTTAGGTAAACAAAAAGCAGCAAAAGACTGGGGTGTTTCTGAACACACTATAGAAGCCTGGAGATACGGTCACAGGCAACCGTCCATAAGACAAGCTAAAAGGATCATAAAATTAACAGAAGGTCGATTAGACTTTGAAGGTATTTATGGTGATATAGCAGAGTTACTGACAGAAGATTAATTCAACATGTTTGATTTTAATCTGTCTGAGGATGAGGCAGCGATAGATATTGCTCTGGCTTTTTATGATGAGGGTTATAACGTAGTACCTTTACAAAGATCCAACAAAAAACCACCACCTTTTTTGAAAGGTTGGGAACAATATAAGAACGAAAGGCCTTGTAGAGAAACCGTACAAAACTGGTTTGAAGGCCAAGATAATTTAGTAGTAGCGTTAGTTTGTGGCCAGTTTATCGTTGTAGATGCTGACTCGCCAGAGGCTATGACTTGGGTTGAAGATAATTTACCAACCTGTCCTTACAAAGTTAGAACTGGTAAAGGTATGCACTATTACTATAACAATCCAGAAAACTATACAACCTTTGCTACAAGAAGAACTAACGAAACTCCAGTTGAAAGATTAATTGATTTAAGGGGTGTAGGTGGACTTATTATTGCTCCTTACAACCGTCATGCGAACGGTCAAATATATAAGCCTATACCCCTGCCTGGTTGGGATATTTACGACCATAAAGACTTACCTGACTTTACAGAAAAAGAGTTTGAAAAGATTACAGGTGTACCTAAACAAGATAGTGTACGTAAGACCGCACCTTTCTCTTTAACAGGTGTAAACGAAGGATCACGTAATGATAACGCAGCTCGTATAGCTGGTTATTTAATATCTAAAAATGTAAACCTAGATTTTGTAAAAATATTCTTACATAACTGGAACAAAGAAAACTCACCACCACTACCGCAACAAGAAGTAGAGTCTGTAGTAGATAATGT